CTATATTCATAACTTATCACCATCACAAACTACATTAATGAATACAAATCCAGTGAATGAGTCACAAATTAAAATAAAAAATATAGAATGGTATGTTCATGATAATTATTATTATGATGCTGTTTGCAATGTTAAAAATAGTTATAGTAGCGATTATAATTACGGTGATACTAAAAATGATAGTGACCGTTGTCGAAATACGTTTACAACATTAAAAAGTAAAAATATTTTTTCTCAATCCGAAGAAATATCTATTGAAAAGTGTGTCGAAAAAAATGAAAATAATAATCAAAATAAAAATCAAAATTTTAAATCTTTTCATTTGGCGGAAGGACCGGGTGGGTTTATTGAAGCAATGGTTTATTTAAGAAAAAATAAAATGGATGAGTATTATGGTATGACACTGATCAACAATGATTCAAAATGTCCAGGATGGAAAAAAAGTAAAAGATTTATTGAAGAAAATCCAAATGTGATTATTGAAAAGGGTGCAGATGAAACTGGAAATTTATTGTCACGTAATAATTTTATGCATTGTTATAAGTTATATAAAAATAAAATGAATCTTGTTACAGGAGATGGAGGAGTTGACTTTTCTGAAAATTTTAATAATCAAGAACAACTTGCAACAAAATTAATTATTGCACAAGTTGCTTACGCTCTGATAATGCAATCAGACAACGGGAACTTTGTTTTGAAAATATTTGATACATTTTCGAAAACAACAGTTGATGTTTTGTATTTACTTTCTTCATTATATAAAAATGTATATATTATGAAACCGCAAACAAGTAGGTATGCTAATTCTGAAAGATATGTTATATGTAAAGGGTATTGTTTATATGAAAATGAAAAAATAATCGATAATATTATTAAAAAAATATATAATAATTTTGACAACTTGAATTCAAGTTTATATATTGAAACTATTTACAACTTTAAATGTAGTCACACTTTTATTTCCAAGTTAGAAGAAATTAATATAATTATTGGTAAAAGACAAATTGATAACATTATTGCAACCTTGAATCTACTATCAAATAAAAGTATTGATAAAATTGATTATTATAAAAAAAAACATATGCAAAAATGTATAAAATGGTGTGAGAAATATAATATACAGTTTTATAAAAATATAAAAATGACAAATATTTTTTTAACACCATCTTTAAAGTTACATTCTGGACAGAATTAACGGAAACTTTTATTAATAGGTTTTCATGAAAGCTATTAATTTTTTAATAAAATTTTTAATGTAAATACTTATTAGATATAGCTTATTAGATAAAGATTAAATATTTAAATTATTGTAAACATCACTTAAAAAAATAACATGAATATACTTAGCATGCAAACAACACTTCAAATTATATATAAAACATTTTATGGAAATAAAAAAAAAGAGCGATTTGAAACAATACTAGAACCACTTCAAGCAGTTATTCAAATTGCATTCTTATCTTATTATCCAATTGGATCAAAATTGACAATACAAAATAATATACTACACATTCAAGCACCATGTTATAGTCAATCGGTAACTCGATGGTATAATAATGATACACAAGAAGATTTATTTTATTTATTTAATATTTTTTGTAGATTTAAAAAATTTTATACTGATGTGAAAGTAGAACATTCAAAATTGTTCGATTTACTTATTTCTCTGGCAAAAAAAGGAATTAACAACTTGATTCGAACATATAATCAAACAGATAAAACGCATGTTTTACACACACTTCACATGTATAAAAATATGTTGGATGGTACAAATTCGCAATATAACAGTAACGCGATAAATTTAAATGTTGTTAATACTGTCAATAATAGTGAGACAAATAATATTGTAAAGTATACAAAAAATGAAAAAAAAGAAAATAAAAAAATGAATGAAAATGGACAAGATCAAAATGAAAAAGAAATAATAAAAACTGATTCAGAAACGTTATCATCACCACATACACTATCATCATCTTCATCTTCAGAACTTGATATAGACTCTATTTTTATTAAAATATCAGTTTTATATAGTGACGAGATACTTCGAATCGTTTATAATGTCTTTATTCAAATGGAAAGCGATGACACGAACTACATTGATTATTCAAATGGGTTAAACATGATACTACATCCGACTAATATTCGAATCAAAAAATGGATTGATGAAAATATTGTATTTTGAATTTTGATGGTAAGTCAAATAATAGTTTATATTTATTTTGTTACTCGATGAGTTTAATTTTACTTTTAAGTTCATCTAACACATTATTCATTTTATAGCTTTCATTTATTTTTATTTTATTTGGAGGTGGAAGAGGAAGAGGAGGTGGAGGCGGAGGTGGATATGTAGAGTGTAGTTGTTGTTTTTTTTCTTCTTGTTCTTGTTCATTTGTTATATATTTTTTATTTTCACAAATAGAGTTGTTAAATGATAGTGATGAATTGCATAACACATTTTTATAAACATTATTCTCGATTTCTAAATTATTTTTTTTTATTTTTAGTGATTGTATTTTTTTTGTTTTACTTTTAATCACTTTGTTAGCCGCTTCTAGTTTAATTTTTAAAATATTATTTTCAGATCGTAACTCGTAACACATTTTTTCTTGCATTTTAAAAAGTGACTTGAATTCATCCAAGTTATTTAATATTGAAACACTGTCATAGTCGTTGTATATATTTTGACTTGAAATGTTATTATTATTACTATTTGTGTTTGTGTTAATTGTATTATTATTTTCAATTTCACATTGGTCAACTAATTTTTTAAATCCAAATAATGAATGCATACAAAGCCACATAAACTATAGATTATAAGTTAATTTAATATTTAAACTATTACTAATATTAAATAAATAGAATGACATTTTTGTTATTTTATTTATGATTATATAAACTATTTATGTCTAGTAATTGAAAAGTTATATTTTTCTTTTAATGTTTTATAATTTTTAATATTTTTTTTTGTAAGTTTGTAACTCCACACTATCGCCATAAAATATAATATTATAATCATACCTTGATTTGTGTAACTAAAATTATAAAAATGGTTTTTATTTTTAAAAACAAATGAAGAAAATTTAATAATTCTGAAATAAGAATACCATAACAACTGAATAAATTCGGACACCATATTTAAATGTAAATAATGTGAATACTCTTTATGTAAATGATAAGAAATATACAACATAATATTCGACGTTTCAAGAATATTGTAGCCATATAATAAATGAAACTTACTTTCTTCTAAATTGGAAATAGATGCATTTAATAAACAAAGTCCAATCAAATGGTGAATGATAAAAGGATATCGTCGAGTGAATTCATCATTTGATTTGGACTTGTAAATACACGAAACATTAAACACCAAATCATACATATAATATCCGATGCTCATATGTACTGCATAGTCCAAATTATAATTATACTCATGATGAATAATAAATAGTAGACAATGAATAAAACTAACGATGTTATTAGACGCATCTTTTTTATATTTTAATATTTCATTTGTAATTGTGTGCCAAAAACAAATAAGTGGAACAATATAACTAATATTTAACATTTTTTGAAAATAATATGATGATTTTATATGTGTATTTGTGTATTTTATTTATGTTTATCTGTTTAAGTAATAATATAAAATAAATCTACATTTAAAAACATTAATAATCATGTTGAACCGCCGTCGATACAAATGGTTTTACGATATTAAATAATTATGTTAAATAATTATATTAAATAATATATAAAGTACTAAGAAAAATGTCATCAAATTCGAATAACTGTGAAACAAGTTGCTGTGTATTTAACTATTTTACTATAAAAAAATATAATCCAAATCCAACTCGTTTGTGGTCGCGATTTAATTACGTGTGTCCATGTTCTTCTAGTTCTGGTCAGGTATGTTCTACCGATTTTGTACAACTAAATGAAAGAAGAAAAGCTGAAGTATTAAAATATAAGGTTAATAGTAGTAATATAACAAAAAATCAGCAGTATGCAAACGCCGCAAGCAATCGTTGGCTTGTTGGTCGTAAGCAGTGTTGGGCTACACAAAACTATACATACACAAATCCGAACACAAGTACGTTGCAAAGAGTCGGAAACGTTCTCATTTGTAATAACAATAATGTACGCTGTTCTTTAACAAGTGATGCCAATGTTCCTGGAAATATTGAAACACTTTGTTACAATCCAAAAGTTCCATTGTATAACTATAAAGTAACAAGGACGTACAAATCAGGTGGAACAAAATGGCCGCAGTACAGCGGACCTGAACCACCCCAACCGCCACCATTTCAAGTATAAAATATCTAGCGCCAGCCAAGACACTGATCGACCAACCAAAGCGATAAACCAAAATGAAAATCATGGAAAAATTATTAGTGGGTCTTGTTTCAAAAATATTTTTATAAAACTATTTTTGTCGATGCATTTAACATCATTGAGTGTTTTTTTGAAATAACAACCTAATATTCTTTCAAACACACATGAATGTGCTTTTGTATTACAAGGCAAATCAAAAATTCCAGAATTTAACATGTTATTTATAAAAATGTCGTTGCAACAGAAACAATTCCACAACAACACAAGTGGATAATCGTTCCAGTTATCAATCTTCAGATTTACCATGTCCAACAATTTATTGAACAGACACACTCCATCACTCCATTCAAAGATATTTAAAGTGTTAAAACAAAGTGCCATTTCTTCATTGGTATCAAGTGATGACAAATCTATTTCATAATTCATGAATATTGTTCCTTGAATAAATATATATTTATCGGCACGATAATGCTGTAACGCAAGTTTGTAAGCCCCTATTTCAAATCTGTGCAAAAGTGAATTATTGTGTATAACAATAATATTTAGTGTGTATGCAATACCATACCATGTATTATTGAGTGAACTATTGTCAATTGCAATTATTGTATTTTCAACATAAACATTTCTCAGCTGTGTTAAACACTTGATGAGTTCATTGTAATTGTTCAAATCGTTATTTATATACACTGCAACTACAATGATGGTTCCTTTTACATGTAAAGGTTTAACACATTCCATTATTGATTGACTTAACTTAAACTTTGATGACGATGATGAATATATTATATGTTTATGTTTTATATTATTTTATTATTTTGTTATATTAAAATGCATAATTTAGTTTAAAATGAAAGTAAATATTATTTTTACATTTTATATACGTGATTACAAAAATGGGAAATAGTATATCTTTAGAAGAAAATGAGAATGAGAACGGGGGTGAAAATATATCTCCAAATAAAACAGCAGAGAGTGATATTCAACAGGACATGCAGGAGATGACAACATTTAAAAAATCGAAAAGGACTTCAAGCGATATTGTAAAAAAACGAAGATTAACATATAAAAATAGTAACACAGGCGGATTGAAAAAAACAAAGAGTGTTAGGCGACGTTAAATCAAAATTTGTGCCATGTTCTTTATATATGCATTCGGACACATTCACTTCAAGCAGCGATTCCAAAAGTGGCGCATGGCCTAGTTGGTAATCCGCGATTCGAACAATCAGATGACATGCAGTGCAAAGTCAGAAGTTCGAATCTCGTGATGGTCGCTGTGAATTTTCCCCTTCAACTAAACAAAAAAACATAAACTAAAAAATGTAGGGGGGGATTAAAATCTTCGGCAGCTTTACAGAAGCTGTCCAATGAAAACAACAAAACATACCGGTATAGCTCAGCGGCAGAGCGCCTAAAACACCGTCCTCTATCAACATGACATGCAAGTGTCCGAACTTGAAGATGGTTATCGCCTTATAAGCGGGAGGTCACAGGATCGAAACCTGTTGCCGGTATCTCATCATCATCACATCGCATCGGTGCATCAAGGCACTGGAGCAACTAAACCGACATGGCGCAGAGGCAGCGCGCGGGGCTCATAACTCCGAGGTCACTCGATCGAAACGGGTTGTCGGTATCTCATCATCACATCGCATCGGTGCATCAAGGCACTGGAGCAACTAAACCGGCATGGCGCAGCGGCTAGCGCGCGGGGCTCATAACTCCGAGGTCATCCGATCGAAACGGATTGCCGGTATCCAAATCATCACATCGCATCGGTGCATCAAGGCACTGGAGCAACTAAACCCCCCATAGCTCAGTGGTAGAGCGCCGTAAACACCGTGATTCGAGAACATGATGTGCAAACATCCGATTGAAGCATGGTTATCGCATCCTAAGCCGGAGGTCACATGATCGAAACATGTTGGGGGGATAAACGGGGATGGCGCAGAGGAAGCGCGCGGGGCTCATAACTCCGAGGTCCTAGGTTCAAGCCCTAGTCCCCGTAATAATTCATCACATCGCATCGGTGCATCAAGGCACTTGAGCAATCAAACCCCCTTCGCTCAGAGGCAGAGCGCGCGGCTCATAACTGCGAGGTCGATCAATCAAAACGGTCAGGAGGTCTTTTTTATAATAAAAAATAGATCCATTTGTAACGTTAAATAAAATATTGTTCGTTTATTACTCGAGTTCCAACGTTAACTTTATTCTTTTTAAACCAACCTTTATTTACTTCGAGTGCATATCGAACAGGTTCATCTGCACATTTTGTCGTTAAACTGTATGGTCGCATATCACTTATTTTAGTAATTGTTCCGTCATCGCGCAAAAAAGCGATACTTAAAGGTAACTGTGTATTTTTCATCCAAAAACAATATTTTTTTAATG